AGCAGGCATTACAAACGAACCAGCGCTCATATGAACTGGACCACCATCAGCATAGCCTAGCTGCTTTTGTTCCTCTTCTTCTTGCTGGCCCATATATGGCTGCTGCGAGAACGAGTACATCGGCTGGCCTTTTTTGGCATTCGGGTTGAGCATGGGCACCGTAAGCATTGTACCCGGAGCAGTGTTTGACCCCGGCTGAACCAGTTGCCCTTGCATGTTAAGTACACCCGGCACTGAGCGGTCAAAAAATTTGCGCTCCCCTGAGAAGGCAGGGTCAGTAAGTTCCGCAACTTTTGGCATAGCAATAACATTGCGCTGCTCGTTAGTGTACGGACCTTGATAGGAGTTATCTATTGCCCCTGAAGACTTATCACCGCTACCAGAGGGCGTGAATGCGTTGGAGATGCCGCCGTACGCACCAGACATAGCAAGAGGAACAGCAGCCTTGGCAAACATCCCCGTAGCTGCAGGCCCGCCGCTAAGCGGTACGCCCTTAGCAGTATTAGCAAAGCCCTGCATGAAACCGCTGAGGCCTTTTTTAACGACTGCTTGAGCAACAGGAGCTACAGCACTAGTAGCAGCAGGAGCCACAACGGCAGGAGCTATAGAAGCACCACCACCAGCCACAGTAATACCAGAAGCAGGAACCGCAGCGGGGACCGCAGCAGTAGTTGGTACAGCCGCGCCGCTGATAGCACCCTTGATGCCGCCAGCTAGTGAAGCGCCGCCAAATGCGCCGAGGCCAGCCATAAGACCTTTTTTAAGGTCACCTGTAATTGCGGTAGCACCTGCACCGACAAGAAGACCCGTGCCAGCAGCACTACCAATACCACCTAGCGCACTACCGATAGCCGAACCAACACCGGGGACAATGAAGTTCAGGCCCATACCAATAATCATCGGCAGCAGCTGACTAAGAAAGCCAGCTTCTGGTAGGCCGGTGTGTGGGTTAATCGTAAGTGAACCGCCGTGTGCCATAGCAAGAGCCTGCAACCCACCAACTTCTTTCGGGGTCATGTGGACCAACATCGAGTCATCGCCACGCCCGCGTGACTGAAGCTGCTGCGCCAGCGGGTTAAGGCCCTGTGACTGTGCCATCTGTTGAGGGTCCATCGTTAATTCCTATACCGAAGTCACGGTTTGCCACGCGGTTCCGCTATACACGCTTAGCTTGCTTAGTGTAGTATCAAAAACAACCCAGCCCGCAGCGGGGGTAAGGGCGTTCTTCTCGGTGGTAGTTACGTTCTTGGTGGCGAGAATACCGTTAAACGTATCGGCAGTATACTTCTGAGCGTTGTTAGGCGTGTTGGAGTCTAGCTGCGAGAAGTATAGCTCAAGGGCACGGATAAGCTGCCGGACATACTGGGGGTCATACTCCCCCGACGGATTAGGAAGCGGCGGCGCACGGAAGCGGTCTAAGGCCATCAGCGGCGTCCATCAGGACGTACGTCGAGCCTAGGACTTCCCAACTGCCACTGGGTTCCAAGGTTATCCGAGATAATCTTTAGCGCCATCTGACGGGCGCGGATGCGCATGAAGACCTGCCCTGTGTAGGCATCGACTGAAGTTTGGGTCACTTGCGCCGTGTCGTCAGTGTTAGTGTTGAACGCATTGCCGGGGAAGTTCCGGCTCCGGACCTCGATGGTAACTTCAGGATTATTAGCGGTCGAGCCATCAAAATCAATATCAGGAATAATGCGCCTGCTGAGCATGAACTGCTCGCCATCCGCAAGGTCGAAGTCATTTGACTGGATATACGCCTCCATAGCCAGCGTGTCGTCATCGACACCATCTTCATGGTTATAAAGATAGCCAGTAGTGTACGTAGTGCTGTTACTAGTAGTGGCCTGCGGGAAGGGACGTAGCGGAGTGTCAAGCCAAGCCGTGCGCTCGATGCTGCCATAATACCAGATTTTATCGAGGTAGTTGTACACTACGTAAGCGTCGTTCCAGTTAGACTCCGGTTTCTCCGAGGTCGGCTTAGTGGGGTAGAACCACCAGACTTCATTCCACTGCTCGTTAGTGCCAGAGATAACTTGAGCGGACTGATCGGTGTTGATGTTGTTGAACACATGAAGTGATAAAGTACAGTCCAGCGTTTCGACGCGGCCTGTGTAAGCGTAGAACTTATCTTGGCCCATCCAGTAGGTAATGTTAGCCGCAGAAATCATTGACCTTGAGGACATTACCGAGATGTTATCCGCGTACTCCTGAACTCCGAATACGTCAGTCGTACCTAGGAACTGCAGAGTGTAAAGATTACTGTCTGTCCAGACGAGGATTTCCTGCCGGGTAGCCATACCGCGCACGATACGAGAACCGCGAGATATACGCAGAAAACCAGCGCTGTTAGTAACGGTCGGTCCCCACTCACCGGGGCTATTCTGAGATGCCCAGCGAATAAGCATAGGGTCGAAGTCCGCAGTGCTGACGCTACCAAAAGGCACAGCCCCGAAAGCTAGCAGGTGCTTATCCTGCTGCGAGACCATAAGCTGCATAACCTGTATAGGCACATCGTTGGCGCTGAAACTTTGGCTTGTGGCGTAGGCTTGTAGCGTTATGGCGTGAGTTGCCAGCGGGGTAGATGGGTCAGCGGTTGCGTCGCGCTCCCAGTAGTAAGGAGCGCCGTTACGGATATTAGCAACAAGATCGTTGTCGAAGTTATCGAAGAACCAGTCGCGCTGCGGTAAGTTTACACTTCCCGTACTAGAACCGAGACCCCAAGCATCACGCCCCCAAGAACCTACACCCCAGCCGGTACCGGCTGTCGCAATGGGGTATCCCGGCTCGATTTCGGTTTGTACTGTAAAGCTAGCGTTACTCACAGAGGCATTGGAAGTCGCCGCCGTGGTAGTAGTAAACGTGAAGCTGTTAGCCCCGGTTACCGTAACCGTGCGTACGCCGTTAATTTCGGCTGCAGGGACGCCGCCTAGTGCCGACATGCCAGCAATCAGCACCGGCTCGCCAGTAATAACCCAGCTAGGGAGCGCAGTCGCCGTGGTAACCGTGACGAGCTTAATAGCGTTAACTACTGCAAATGTATTTGATCCCGCCAGTGCTGCGGCGAAGGGCGTGATATCAAAATAATACCCTCCGTTCTCAATGTAGAGTTTTTGATCTGTACCTAAAGCAAGGAAATTATCGCTAAAGGTAGTGATCCAACTCCACAGCTGACGGCACACACCAGCAAACGCCGTGGGAGTAGACTTTACCCAGCCGCCAAGCTTTGTTGGATAACCTTCGTTGAACCTGATTTTGTCGCACTCATACCAGCCGCCCTCACCCGAGTAGTCGGTCTGGTCCCGGTTAACGCCCGGTCGGAACTGGAGCTTAATGAACGACACTTAGCTCTCCTTAAGTATACGCGAACGAGACTTCGCCGCGCGCACCGACACCCGAAGTGATGCTATCACTACCATCACCTCCACCGCCCGGAGCTACGCTTGCCGCTGCGCCAGACGCTGCCACACCGCCGGTAAATATTCCGCCAGCAGAACCTGAAGTGTCCGTATCACCGCCCGTCGCAAAACCAGCCGCGCCACCACCGCCGATTGCGCCGCCGCCTCCTCCTCCGCCAGACATATTTACAGACCCGCCCGAGGGTGAGCCAGTTACCGTAGACGCCGCACCGTTGTTACCGACGACAGAGGCTCCGGGTGAGAGTAGGCCCGCAACCTGCGGGGCGACCGTGTACGTGAAAGTATTACCACCCGTGACGGCAATAGCCTTCACCGATCTAGCAGAGCCGCCGCCGCCGCCGGGTTGATAAGTTTGGTCATCAAAAGCGCCCGAGCCACCCGCGCCGTCAACGGTAATAGTGCAGCTACTGGCTCCCGAGGGCACAGTCTCAGTCGCCGCCGTGCCGGACGTATAGGTGTTGGTAACGGGCGGAAAGGCAAAAGCGCTCAGCAACGCCATCTGGATGCCACTCATTAGCTCAGACCTGCGCCAGATACGAACCACACGTTTGTATCGACCTTGATCCAAGTTGCCACCCCACGAACGGCAAGTGTACCGCTAGACGCCCACGCGGCGGAAGTTCCAGCCTTGTACACCGTTACGCCTGTGGTCGTGAAAGTGATGGCCGTTGTGCCGTTATTCACAACGGTTATGGCCGTCCCCACCGGAATGGCGGTTGTCGCGTTCGTAGGGACCGTAATGGTCTGCGCGCCAGTGTTGACCGAATAGACGTGCTTGCCAGCATCAGGCAAATCAAATGAATACGCGCCGTTTTGGGCGTTCTGCGGGATGCCACGGTAGCCGATGGTATTTGCCGCGATGGTGCCGGTGGCCGTGACTGTGATGTCTTGATCGAGTGCGGTGATGTCGGTGTTCGCGCCGGAAGCCGCCGCGCCGATCTGGGCGAGTGTCCACGTCACGTTGGCCGAACCATTGAAGGTCTGCCCGGTGGCTCCGATGGTGAGAGTGCGGGCCGTAGTCAGCGTGGCCGCGCTGCCAGTCGTGCTTTGGTTAAGCGTCGGGAACGTGCAGTTTGTCAGTGTACCAGAAGACGGCGTACCAAGCGCACCGCTTGGTGCAACATAGTCGGTGCCAGCGGTAGCCGCCGAGATCGCAGTACCATTACCTTTAAGGACACCCGTAATGCTGGTCGTGAGCGTGATGGCGGGTGTCGTAGTAGCCGTAGCTACCGTACCAGCAAAGCCGTTGGCAGAAACAACCGAGGCCGAACTAACGGTTCCGCTGGTTGTTGCTGCGATACTAATAGTGCCAGTACCATTAGTGATTGATATGCCAGTGCCCGCAGTCAGTGTGGCCTTGGTGAGCGTGCTGCCAGTGGTATTGCCAATCAGAAGCTGGCCGTTGGTGTACGTTGTTTGCCCTGTGCCGCCGTTGGCGACCGGGAGGGTGCCGGTAACCTGGGTCGTTAGACTAACACCAGAGAGCGTTCCGCCAAGAGTAAGACTGCCTGAAGATGTTACCGTACCTGTTAGGGTTATGCCGTTGACTGTGCCAGTACCGGCGACCGAAGTAACGGTCCCGACAAAAGCATCTGTTGCGTTAATAGTGATCGAACCGGTGCTGTTGGTGATGGTGACGTTTGTGCCCGCAGTCAGTGTGGCCTTGGTGAGCGTGCTGCCAGTGGTATTACCGATCAGCAACTGCCCATTAGTGTAAGTGGTTTGGCCGGTGCCGCCGTTAGCAACGGCTAACGTGCCCGTAATACCTGTAGTGAGCGGCAGACCGGTGCAATTAGTCAGTACCCCCGAAGTCGGAGTACCTAGGAGCGGGGTTACCAGCTGTGGTGAAGTAGATAGGACAACAGCGACAGTGCCAGTAGAAGCCGTCACGCCTGTGCCGCCGG